TGTTTTCTTAGCTCCAGCTGGTCCTGTTTTCTTTTTACTTGTTCCATATTGTACTCCTGATACTTCATCGGGATCAAGTAAATCTCTTTCATCAGGTAGTGCTCTTGTTACTTGAGATGTTGTCATCTGATTCCTTACCCTTGGTTGGATAGGAGGAGGTGGTGGTAATGGAGTTGATTTTCTACTTCTTCTGCACATTAGTCTTCATCTAATAGTTTTTTTATATATTGTACCACACTGTCTTGTCCAGCTCGGTACATGATGGATGGAAGTTGTTCTTTAGGATGTACAGGTTGCCAAGCGAACTTCTGTTCAAGATCGGCAACCAATCCTTCTAGCTTATCGGAATAAACCTTAAGCGTACTGGGGTAAATTTGTGTTTGCATGTTCAAAGAAAGCTGGCATTCTTGCCGATCTGGTGTCAGAAAGTTGAGGTGCTTTGCCCTCATACATTAATCGGTCTGATGAATCCAGCCAAAAATTTTTGTCCAAATATTTATCGGTAGTATTTATACCTAGTGGTTGAAAGATCCAATTAATTGTGGCCTTCCTAAGTTTGTCCAAAGAATTACTAGGGCGTAGACCCATAGCAGAACAGACTAGACTATTACAAGCCACGTGTATTTGTTCATCTCTGGAAATATCAGCTGATACTGTTCTGAGACCAGGATCGCCACAAAACCTAAAGAAAGGCAAAATAACAAAGAATATAGCACGTTCCGCTACCAATGCTTTTAATATAGTGTGATCAGGGTGAGACTCCCAAGCATCTCTTAGCTTGAAAGCCTCTGCTTCTGCTTTTTCATCAACGCCTATGGCATTGGTGATATAGCTAAGGGCGAGATCGTGTTTGATCTCATCCTTAACGTTTGATTCTAGAAGAGTCCGTGCAGATTCGGGAACCTCTTTTTCAAGTGCCTCTGTAATAAACTCGCCAACTGGTAGCTCCATATGGCGTATTGCGAGAGCACGGTAGATGGCCTCTTCAGCTCCGTGTTTAAGCTCACCAGCTGTGGTTTGGACTGGGTTCCAAGTTCTCTTTCTATTGAGTAATTTTTCATAAGGGTTTTTCATTCTTGACAATCGCAGGTTATCGGGTTTTCTTGTAAAATACCCTGCAAGTAATCATCAACGTCTTCTTGATCTAATGCTGCATACGCATCGCTCTTATCTTGTACGTCTCCCATTACCTGAAGGCTGTAATATAAGGAGGTTTGAGGCGATGCCAACCACTCTTCCACGAAATCATTGTCGTATTCTACAACATCACTCCAAGAGTTGAAGCTGTAGCCATGAAGAAGTCCTGTTTTCTCATACATTATCATTATCTGATCTGCTACTCTCTTGTAAGCTTCCCAGCCTACTTCACTAGCTATTTCTACTTGTCCATAGCTATAGGTTTGCACTCCGAATGTCCCACTATCTCTGTCCACAGAACGAGAGATTGGTGGTGCAATTTCTGGGGTACTCGTAAAGCCATCCAAACTCTTGCTTCTATAACTACAAGAGGCTGTCGGAGCAATTGCGAATGCTCTAACCATATTATTAGCCCTAGCCACTTCAGCGGCAGCTTCAATACCATATCTAAGTTCGCTGGCAAGATGCTCGGCTCTGGTAACAATAGCTCCATGATTATTTACACATTGTAATGCTCTACCAAATTGCTCGTATGTTACGCTATGTCGTGCAAGGAGGTTTGCGAGTCCGAGGATACCGAGGCCAACTTGTCTGTCGATATCAGACGGCAAGTATTCTCCAGTTGCTCCAACACCTGTCCTGCTATGGAGGCTGCACAACTCGGACATACCTTTAACGAAACCCTCCCTGATGGACTGTGTGTTACAGGCTGCGAGATTGACATGCTGTAACAAGCAAGTTCCACGTGAGGGCAAGTAAACCTCAAGACAGACGTTGCCATAAATTCTTTCTCCGTTTTTGTCATGTTTAATTTTATTTAACCATATGTCACCAGATTTGATGCCATACAATAGTGCGTCTTTTACTTTATTAGGTGCGACTGTCCATTGAGCTGGGGTAAGGTCGACACATCTTTTGACCCACGGGAGTTCTGATCTAGGAGTATTAATGAAATCAAGGATGTCAGGATGATCGATATCCAAATGTAAAACAATCGCTCCATTTTTGTAGGTACCACCTCTGCGTAGTATTTCGTTTAGTACTGAGTAGATTTTACCAAAGGATACAGGACCAGATGCTGTTAATCCACGTCCATTATCGTCTCCTTTAGGTCTAAGTTTAGATAAATGTATTGCACACCCCGCACCATTTCTCAATGCGTGTGAGGCGAATCTCCAGCTGGCTTCAATACCGTTGTCACCCTCCATGGAGTCTTCGACAACAAATACAGTACAGCTCACTGGAAGTCTAGATTCTGGGTTATCCAGCCAAGACTGGACCCGACCAGTGCGGGAGATTAATTCTGTCATTATATTAAGTCAGTTAATGTAGGTGGTTTATAATTTGGTCCCTTAAGAACCTTACCGTCATCTCGGTAAACTGGTAGTCCATTCTCACCAAGTTTTGACATGTTACTAATATGTACTCTATCCAATGCTTCATCTAATAACCAGCCCATGTTCTCAGCATATTGATAACAAACATAAACTAAGTCTGCTAATTCTTTTAAAGCTTCAGCTGGAAATTGATCATTATTTCTAAATAGCATACCTTCAGCTTCTAGGAACTCTTTAAATTCCTCTACGATCAGATTCTTCTGATATGTACGTTGCTTTAGGTTCGTTCCATTCTTCAGGTTGTATCGTGAACGGAATTCCTTCGCCTGATTGGATAAGAAAGTTTTCTTCATGGTGGAGTTCATTTTGCAAGTAGTGGATAGCTTTTTCTAAGTCTTCACATCGTTTGAGTTGGCCTCCTTTATGACCAGCTCTACATATATATTTAATAGCATTTCCTAAGTGGAAGTTTAGTTGTTGGTCTCTGATAAAATCCCATACTTCGATACTTCCTCTTCTATAGTATTCCATTTTGCGAGTAGATTTGAGAGTGAATTGCCTAGTACAAAGTTTTGTTTTTGTAAGGCTAGGAATAAAATAATAATATCTTTTTTATGTTCATGATAAGTTTCATTTAACCTATCTTCAAGAATTCTCATTCTTAAATCTTGTTCATAAGTTAATTTCGTAATCGGGCTTGGGAGTCCAAAGGATAACTTCTTGTTTTTCTGTGTCATAATCGTCGATAGTTAGTATTCTAGCTAATCTAGCATTAGTAATAGCATCGTATTCATTTAAACCTTTATCTGTAAAGGCTTTGACTACTGTCTTCCAGCTATAGCCCTCTTTATTGAATAGAACTTCAGCTCTTTTGACTCCAATACCAGGGACTCCGCCATATCCATCAGTTTGATCTCCAGAAAGACACTGGATAAGGTGCCAAGCTGCTCCGCTGTCAGATGTGATTGTGAACTTTTCATCTAGGTTGTATAAAGTACCAGGGATTTGTTTCATGTCCTTGTCTGGTGAAACTATTATGTTTCCTGGGTGTTGGGTAGCATAAATACCCATCGCATCATCAGCCTCTAGTTCAGGCATGATTATTACTTCAAACTCAGTCTTGAGTTTATTTATGACACGTTTATACCCACAAGGCTTCTTTCTATTTCGGTGGCCTTTGTAACTTGGTGCAATTTTTTTCCGAAAATTTTTAGTGTCAGAAAAGAATAGTTTTATATCTGAGAAACCTCCAAACTCATCCTTAAGTTTAGTAAGTTCCTTAGTTGTTGCATTGTATGCATCACTGAAATTAGATGTAACAAGGATAACATCCTCGCCAAAGTCTAATTCAGTCTCTGCTGCCGCACAGTTCTTATATACAATGTAATCGGCATCAATTAATAATTCCATAGGTGGTTAGTGTACGTCTGCCCATGTATGGCCTGATTGTGATTCAGCCGCTACAGGACATCTCATATTGTAGTATTCTCCAGCTTGTACAGCTGTAGATTCTAAGCAACCTTTCATATAACCAGTGTCACATGGGTCGCATTCGTATTGTAGTTCGTCATGAACAAATGCTAGTTGATGAGCAGACTCAGGTAGGTGCTTATAAGCTAATACCATCCACCGCTTTGCGATGACTGCTGCTGATCCCTGAAGCAAGTAGTTCAAGGCTTTGTGTGGCTTATCTACTAAGATACGTCTCTTATCTAAGCCTAGAACATATCCTCTCTCACTGACCTTCTTAACCGCTGTAAGTAATTCTTTAAGACCTGGAATCGCATCAACATACGCCTTTCTGATCTCTCTACCTTTCTTCGCAGCCGCCTCATCAGATAACTGTTTGTCAACTGATACACCTATTTTCCTATCCCCTGCTCCGTAGAGGAAGGCGTAAGTGACGGTTTTAACATCTCGTCTCGAAATTCCGATACGCTTCGCGTTGACGGAA